GTATTCGCGCCACGGGGGATTTGTAGGGATAGAAGCATGATATTGAGTTTAATATAAGGTATATGGCAACACGTAAAGAAGTAGCAGATCACTTGTTCATGACGGTACAAAATGTATCAAAATTGATCAAAAATGGCGTATTTCATACAAAAACGGGTGCAAATCCAATGAATTTAGACCATTCTCGTGAGTCTTACATAGCTTTTTTGCAAAAAAAGGCAAGATATGGCTTAAAAGATGGTTCTGGAGACATAACAGAGGAAAAAACGCGGTTAACTAAGGCACAAGCTGATAAAGCGCAACTAGATGTTGCTGTTTTAGAAGGAAAGCTGATACCGACTGAGCAAGTAGAAGATACTTGGGGTAATTATGTAGCTAATTGTAGAGGTAAGTTGTTAAATATACCTACAAAGTTAGCACATTTAGTACTTGCAAGCGAAAACTTTGCAGAAGTTGAAAAGTTAATTAAAGATAGTATATATGAGGCACTAGAAGAGCTAGCAAATGACCCAATACCAAGAGAATATAGAGAAAATACTCTCGTCGATAAGCAAGACGTGGAATCCGCCTCCTGATTTAACAGTTTCAGAGTGGGCAGATAAGCATAGAGTGCTTTCTGCAGAATCTGCATCAGAAGCAGGTCAATGGCGTACTTCTCGTGCTCCTTATCAAAAAGAAATAATGGATACGATTAATGATCATCGTATTCATACTATTGTTTTCATGAAAAGCGCACAAGTTGGCGCAACAGAGATTCTAAACAATATTGTTGGTTATTTTATAGATCAAGATCCAAGTCCTACATTAGTATTGCAACCTACTCTAGCAATGGCGCAAGCATGGTCAAAAGATAGGCTTGCTAACATGATAAGAGACTGTGATCGCTTACGTTTTAAGGTAAAAGATCCTAGATCAAGAGATAGTGGCAATACTGTTTTGTCTAAAAAGTTTCCTGGCGGTAATATTAATATCGTTGGGTCTAATTCTCCTTCTGGACTAGCTTCTCGACCAATAAGGATACTATTATGTGATGAGGTCGATAGATATGAGCTGTCTGCAGGTTCAGAAGGGGATCCTATTAATCTAGCAATGAAAAGAACAACAACTTTTTGGAATCGTAAAGTATTTATTACATCAACACCGACAATTAAAGGTATTTCTCGTATAGAAACAGCTTTTGAAGAATCTGACAAACGTCATTATCATGTACCTTGCCCACATTGCAATGAATATCAAGTTTTAGATTGGGAAAACATACATTGGGAAAAAGGAAAGCCTGAAACAGCTGAATATGTATGTAAACATTGTGAAACCGCAATAGATGAGACTAAAAAACAATGGATGCTAGCAAGAGGTAAATGGATTGCTGAAAACGATACAAAGAAAATAGCAGGTTTTCATATATCAGAGCTTTATTCACCATGGAGAACATGGAAAGAAATGGCAATTGACTTTTATTCTGTAAAAAGCCAACCTGAAATGCTTAAAACATGGGTAAATACTGCTTTAGGTAGATCTTTTGATGATCCTGGCGAAAGTATAGAACATCATGCATTATTAGATAAAAGAGAAAACTACGATTATACAAGTGTTCCAAATAATGTCTTATTACTTACAGCAGGTGTTGACGTACAAAACGATAGATTAGAAGCGCAAGTATTAGGCTGGTCCCACAACAATGAGTGTTGGGTAATTGATTATAAAGTTATATTTGGCGATCCTAGCTCAAATCATGTATGGAGAGATTTAGACGAATACATATGCAGAACATTTAAAAGAGAAGATGATAAAAAACTAAGAATCGTTTGTACATGTATCGACTCTGGTGGTCATCATACTCAACAGGTTTATGCTTTCACTAAAGCTAGAGTACATAGAAAGGTATTTGCTATCAAAGGTCAATCACAATCAAATAAACCTATAGCAGGTAGACCATCTTATATTGGTAGATCACGACATATTCTTTATCCTGTTGGATCAGACACTGCTAAAGAGGTAATATTTACAAGACTTAAAAACGAAGAAACAACAATTCATTTTCCAGGTCATGTTGATGAAGAATACTTTAGACAATTAACATCTGAAAAAAGAGTTATTAAATATGTAAGAGGTGCAAAAAAGTTTCAATGGGTCAAAAAGAATAACAGAAACGAAGCATTAGATACTATGGTTTATGGTTTTGCTGCCTTATATATACTTCAACCTAACTACGATCGTGTAGAAGATTTTATTCAAAATAAAAAACCACAAAGAGAAAAACAAACGAACAAGCATAAATCATTAATGCAGCAAAGACAAGACGGTTGGATTAACAACTGGAAATAATATATATAAAAATATTTACTTTTATATAAAATCGTAGTCTAATGTATTTAGGAGGTATTTGTTATGGAAATACTAAGACAATATAAAGGTGAAGATACTTGGGAAAAGGTATCTTTAGATGATGCGCTAGAAAAATTAGAAGGTGCATATAAGCCTACAACTATCGTGCCAATGTTAGAAGAAGGAGCTATATTACAAACGCCATTTTCTTTTTATAAAAAAGCAAAAGAGGAGTCTTAATATTTATGATTAATGATATTAAAGCTCTTAATCGCAAGATGGGTGTTAAGAAAAAAATAGCAAAAGAATTTGATAATTATCAGAAACTTGCTTATTTAGAGTTTAGAGCTAAGTTTATACAAGAAGAACTTAATGAACTATTAGATGCAGTTATACAAAAAGATTCTGATGATATTGTAGATGCTTTAATAGATATTATTGTTGTTGCGCTCGGTACTTTAGATGCTTATAACATAAACATTAAAAAAGCATGGAATAGAGTTCATGATGCAAACATGAAGAAAATGGTTGGTCATAATTCTACCAGAAAGAATATTTACAATTTACCAGATTTAGTTAAACCATACGATTGGCAATCACCTCAACATTTTGATAATGTAGGAGAGTTATCTTTTTTACAGGAGGAAGACGATGCAACCTAATGATGTGCTCAGATTATGTGCTGAAATACAAAAGAAAAAATCAGAAGATTATCAAAATCAGAATTCATCTGTAAAGCAAGCTGATTACTATCCTAGAGGTTTATCATCTATTATGGACATGATAAATACTAAAACTCTACGCATGTGGAGCTTATTACAAAACTTAGAACAAGATCCTAAAGCATCATCACTTAATGAATCATTAGAAGATTCTGCAATTGACCTAATAAACTATGCAACCTTTTTTATTGCTTACTGTAATTACAATATTGATGGTCAAGATAAAAGTAATGATTTATTCAATAGGCCAAAGCAATGAATACACCTGTTAAAACAATAAGACAGATGTTTAAAGATCTTTATAAGATGGGTAATCCTGGACCAACAATAGAGATTATAGCTGCATCATTTAAAGCTGATGAAGAATTTATATTTGGTAAACCTAACAAAGATTATATTGATGCTGAACTAGAATGGTACAGATCATGCAGTACAAATATAAACGATATTATGTATTACATAACACCTAAAGCATGGGAAAAAACAGCTAACAATCATGGTGAAGTAAATTCAAACTACGGTAAACTTATTTATGCAGATAAGTATTACAACCAATACGATAAAGTTAAAACAGAGATTAAAAATAATCCTGATACAAGAAGAGCTGTAATGATATATACAAGACCAAGTATATGGAACGAGTTTTACGAAGATGGTAAAAATGATTTCATTTGTACTAACGCAGTCAGTTACAACAGGAGGGGAAATCATCTTGACTGCGTCGTACAGATGAGGTCAAATGATGCTGTCTATGGATACAAAAATGATTATGCATGGCAAAAATATGTTTTAGAAAAGCTATGCGAAGATATTGGTTATTCTGTTGGTAATATTTATTGGCAAGTACAAAATTTACACGTTTATGAAAAACATTACCACTTCTTGGAAGAATAGATATATAAATCTTGCAAAAGAAATATCTACTTGGAGCAAAGATCCGTCAACAAAAGTAGGTTGTATTGCTGTAGGTGAGCATGGACAAGTTTTATCTCAAGGATACAACGGTTTTCCTAGAAACTTTCCTGACACAAATGAAAACTATACAGATCGTGAAAAAAAATATAATTATATTATTCATGCAGAAATGAATTGTATTTATCATGCAACATACAACGGAATATCTTTACAAAATTCTACATTTTTTATTTATGGTTTACATGTATGCAGTGAATGTGCAAAAGGTTTATGCCAAGTAGGTGTAAAACATGTTATTGCAAAAGATATAGGTTTTAACAATCAAAGGTGGAAGTCAAGCTGTAATTTAGCAGCAGAAATATTTTTTCAACAAGGAGTAAAGTATGAAAGATTATAATACAACACAATTAAACCCTGATACGGCTTTTGAAAGGCACGTTTATCATAGAGATATGTTTGCACATTATCTTAGGTGGACACATGTTTTAAAAAGAGCAAAAATAGGTATGAAAGTTCTTGATTTTGGTTGTGGATCAGGTAGCTTGTTAGAGGTTTTCTATAGAAACAGATTTAAATGTTCTGAGTTTTTAGGTTTAGATATAAGAGAATCAACTATTAACAAAGTCAATGAAAAGTTTGAAAAAGTAGATTGGGCTGATGCAAAAGCATTAGACTTATGTGGAAATATGCCTGAAGAATTAACTGAAACTAAATATGATTTAATTTGTAGTTTTGAAGTTATAGAGCATATTGGTAAACATAATGCTGATGTTTTTTTAGAAAATATATTACAGTTTACACATGAAGATTCTACTGTTTTACTTTCTACACCTAATTATGATCCTAATGTTGGTGCAGCTTCTAATCATATTATCAATGGTGAAGTTTGCGAGTTTGATCACTTTGAGTTACAAGAAATATTAGAAAAATACTTTGTTATAGAAAATAAATATGGAACATTTGCATCTATAAGAGACTATAAACCTCTTATGAATGAATGGCAAAAACAATATTTTGAGTTTGTTTCTGAATATTTTGATACAAATATTTTGTCAAATTTAATGGCACCTATGTTTCCTGCTGAGAGCAGAAACTGTCTTTGGGTATTAAAAGTTAAATAAATATAAAAAAAAATATGTTATTAAAAGGAGATATATTATGTTATAAATAATGTATAATCAAAAAAATTTATTTTTTTTATGGCAAATTTATTCAATAGCTCTAACTATCCAGAGGTAGAACCATCTCTATTGCAACTTGGAGATTTTTGGTCCTGGAAAAGAACGGACCTTAATAACGATTACTCAAATTCATTATATGTACTAAGTTATGAATTTAACTTAATAGACGGTTCTACACATGCAAACTTTACAATTACAGCATCTGCTTCAGGTGACGATTATGTTGTTGAAGTAGCATCAGCTACTACAGCTACATATACTAAAGGTAATTATAATTGGGTTAGCTATATAACAAGAAGCTCTGACTCTGCAAGAATTAAAATAGGAGAGGGTTTTACAGAGATTGAAGATAATTTTGCTACAACATCAACAAGCGTAAGATCACATGCAAAAAAAGTATTAGATGCCATAGAAGCTGTTATTGAAAACAGAGCTAGCATGGATCAATCATCTATGAGTATTGCTGGTAGATCTTTATCAAGATTAAGCATAGATGAATTAATGACTTTTAGAGATAGATATAGAGCTGAGTATCTAAAAGAAGTCAAGAGAGCTAGAATTAAAAATAAAAAGCCTTCCGGAAACATAATCGGAGTTAAATTTTAATGGCATGGTATGACGGATTAATAGGAAATAGAAAAAAGAAGTCTGCTCCAAGAATACGTAAGTATGTAGGAGCTAATACAGGCAGATTATTTTCTGACTTTTTTAGTTCTACAACATCTGCTGATGCAGAAATTAAAGAACAATTAAGAGTTCTAAGAGATAGATCAAGAGATCTTGCAAGAAACGATAGTTATGTTGCAAGATATTTAAACTTAATGGTTAGTAATGTTATAGGTTCTAACGGAATAAGATTAAGTTGCAAAGGTAGAAACACCGATGACTCTTTAGATGTTATAGGTAATAGAACTATAGAATCAGCTTGGAAAAACTGGACTAAATACGGTAATTGCACATTAAATGGCAAAATGTCATTTATTGATTGTCAAAGATTATTTATTGAGGCTTTATGTAGAGATGGTGAAGTTCTTATAAGACATATAAGAACAAATAAATCACCTTTTGGATACAAGATACAGTTCTTAGAAGCCGATCATTTAGATGAAACAAAAAATGATTACAATAAATCAAATGGAAATAAGATTAAAATGGGTGTTGAAGTTGATGAAAATGATCAACCTGTAGCATACCATTTATTTAAAAACCATCCACACGATAACACATACAGAAGTCCAGTTGAGCATATAAGAGTTCCTGCTGAACAAATTATACATGCTTATTTACCAACAAGACCAGAGCAAACAAGAGGAGTACCTTTAACAGCTGCTGCTATGGGCAACATTAAACAATATTCAGCGTATTTAGAAGCTGAAATTGTAGCTGCCCGTGTTTCTGCATCAAAAATGGGATTCTTTGTTAGTCCAGATGGAGACGGTTATGCTGGTGATGAAATGTATGATGACTTTATGCCTTTATCAGAAGCTAAAGCAGGTACATTTGAACAATTACCATCAGGTGTAGATTTTAGATCATTTGATCCTGACCATCCAACTACAGCTTTTCAATCTTTTACAACACAAGTTCTTAGATCAATAGCTAGTGGTTTGAATATAAGTTATCATGCATTAACTAATGACTTATCAAGTGTAAATTATAGTTCATTAAGAGCTGGCGCTTTAGAAGATCGTGAGATGTATAGACTATATCAAAGATTTGTTATTGATCATTTTATTGAACCTATATTTAAGAAGTGGTTAGAACAGTCAATGATATCAGGAGCTATAGTTACTTCTGGTAATGGTCAACCTATGCCAATAGATAGATATGATAAATTTGCAGATACTGCAACATTTATACCAAGATCATTTAGTTGGGTAGATCCACAAAAAGAAATGATGGCATCTATAAATGGTATGCAAAATGGTTTAGTTACATATCAAGATGTACAAGCTAATTACGGAAGAGATGTTGAAGAACTATTTGAACAGCATGAAAGAGAACAATCTCTTGCTGAACAATATAATGTTAAAACAGCATTTCAACCATTTGGGTCTAAACTACCTATAGATCCACAAATACAAGGTGGCAGTGAGGAAACAGATGAGTTATAAACCTACTGACAGTATGAAAACCGAAGCTAAAAGAGGCCTTGATTGGCGTAAAGAGCATGGTAGAGGTGGTACTGAAGTTGGTATAGCTCGTGCACGTGATATTACAAATAATAAAAATTTATCTGAATCTACTGTAAAAAGGATGTATAGTTACTTTAGTAGACATGAAGTTGATAAACAAGCAGATGGGTTTTCACCTGGTGAAGATGGATATCCATCAAACGGAAGGATAGCTTGGGCTTTGTGGGGCGGAGATGCAGGTTTTAGTTGGAGCAAAAGAATTGTGAATAAATTAAAAAACGAAGATAGAGCAGCACCTGACGCACTAAGCGTTGGTGATTTTGTCAGCTGGGATAATCCAGGTGGTAGAGCTAGAGGTAAAATAACAAAAATTGCAAGAGATGGCAAAATTAATGTACCTAATAGTGAATTAACGATTACAGGTACTCCTGATGATCCTGCTGCACTTATAAGGTTATACAGAGGAGGCGAACCTACTGATACAGAGGTTGGTCATAAATTTTCGACATTAACGAAAATTAATCCAATAAGAGTTTCTGATTCGCTTGACGAATTTGAAAAGCATCCAGTAGTTAATACTGAGGAGAAAACTATGTTAAAAGAAGATAGACACATCCTCAATGTTAATGAAACTGATGACTCTATAGTCATTGAGTTTTCTAAAAACCATGAGGATGTTGAAGGATCTACAGATAATGTAGATGAGGAAAGACCTTATCATGATGAAGATGAGAGATTTGATAGCAATGATATTACATATCGTATTGCTGATATATCTCGAGCCGACAAAATTGATGAGGAAAATCGCAGAGTACGTGTAGGCGTATCAAGCGAAGAACCCGTGGAAAGAGAGTTCGGTACCGAAGTTCTTTCACACGATGAGGGTGATATAGATATGAAATTTGTATCCTCCGGTAGAGCTCCATTATTGCTTGACCATGATATGACTAAGCAAATTGGTGTGATCGAAAAATATGAACTTGATCCGGCAGCTAAAAGAACAATTGCTGTTGTGCGTTTTGGTAAAGGACCACTTGCGGATGAGGTTTTTCGTGATGTAGTCGATGGTATTCGTCAAAATATTTCAGTGGGCTACAAAATAAATGGGATGGAACGCGATAGCAATAGAAAAGATAAACCAGTATACAGAGTTAAAAGTACACCTCTTGAGGTAAGTATTGTCTCTGTTCCTGCTGATCAATCTGAAGCTGTTGGTGTTGGTCGTTCTGAAAATAAATCTGTTAATAAAATGGAGAAAGACATGACAGAAGAAGTAAAATCTTCGAAAGAAGAAATTAACGTTTCTGAAGTTAGATCTAAAGCCGCTGAAGAAGTAAAAGCTGAGTTTATGAAAAACTCTAAAGAAATTATGGATTTGGCAGCAAGACATAACAAAAAAGATCTAGCTGACGAAGCAATTAAAAAAGGTCTTTCAGTTGAAGAGTTCAGAGGTGTTTTATTAGAAAATATTTCTAATGATAAGCCTTTAGAAACTCCTGATATTGGAATGACTCCTAAAGAGATCAAAAGATTTAGCTTAGTAAAAGCAATTAGAGCTTTAGCTAATCCTTCAGATCGTAAAGCGCAAGAAGAAGCAGCATTTGAATTTGAATGTTCAGAAGCAGCACAAAGAGAGTATGGTAAAACAGCTCAAGGTGTAATGCTACCTGCTGAAGTTCTTGGTAATTGGAAAAGGGATCTTAATACATCTGATGATTCAACTCTTATATCTGAAGATTATAGAGGTGGAGACTTCATCGACGTATTACGTAACTCTTCAAGTGTAATGCAAGCAGGAGCGACTATGCTCCGCGGATTATCTGGGAATGTTGTAATTCCTAAGAAAACTGCATCAGCATCAGCTGGTTGGATTGCATCAGAAGGTGGAGCTGCTAGTGAATCAGAATTTACTTCAGGTTCAGTAACCATGTCTCCTAAAGTCATCGGTGCTTTCACTGATGCTTCTAGATTAATGCTTCAACAGTCATCACTTGACATTGAAAACTTAATCAGAGATGACCTAACACAATCTATAGCTCAAGCTATTGATTTAGGTGCTTTAGCAGGTTCTGGTTCAAGTGGTCAACCTACAGGTATCAAGAATACTTCTGGTGTGAACACAACAACTTTTGCTGCTGCTAATCCAACATTTGCAGAAATCGTAGGAATGGAAAGTGCTGTTGCTAACGATAATGCATTGCTTGGTAGCTTAGCTTACATTTGTAGACCTGCTGATTACGGTACTTTAAAAACTACTGAAAAAGCCACTAACACAGCTCAATTTGTAGTTGAGCCAGATGGTAACATTAATGGTTATAACACTATTATTTCTAACCAAGTTACATCAGGTGACTTCTATTTCGGTAACTTTGCAGACCTACTAGTTGGTATGTACGGTGGACTTGACATTACTGTTGATCCATACGCATTATCAACTTCAGGCGGAATCCGTATTATTGCTCTACAAACTGTAGACGTTAATGTTCGACATGCAGTATCTTTCTGTGTCTCGAATGACGGTTCTTAATTAATGCTTAAGTGGAATGGGGGAGGCAACTCCCCCATCTTAAATATGAAAAAATATATTATTCTCAGTGACTGTATAGTCGAAGGTAAAAAACATCATTCAGGTGATATTGTTGAACTACATGATAATGTTGGTAACGAATTAGTTGGTTACGGTAAAGCAGAATTACATGTAGGCAAAGAACCTAAAAAAGAATCTAACAGAAGCGTTGGATTAGAATCATCTGAAGAAAAAAAAGTTGTTAAAAGAACTAAAAAATAATGGCACTAGAAAGCCAAGCAGATTTTAATTCTTACTTAGATACAACTGCACATGGCGTTTCTGCAACTTTTTTTGAAGTTCAAGAATCTTTATGGGATTCAAGAATAGGTTTAATTGATACCTGGTTTGATTTAGATTCTGGTAATGCATATTCTGTTAATGTTGTACTAGATCAAGAATTTACTTCAATACCAGGACAATCTTTAGATGTTGTTGGTTATCAACCAGTAGCATATATGAAGCACACTGATGCTCCTTATGCATCTCACTTAGACAGAATAAGAATTGATGCAATTACTACAAATAAGGGAAACACTATTACACCCCAAACTTTTTACACAATTACACATGTTGAAAATGACAATGTTGGTATGTTAAAACTATTTTTAATGGAAGAATGAGTACTTATTTATTAGAAACAGAAGAAGATTTTGCAGCATACTTTGATACAAGTTATGGACATGGTAATACTGCAACGTTTACTCCATCAGGAGGAAGTGCATCATCTATAAACATAATAATTAATGAAGAATATGTTGATTTAGGTGATGGTATGGTTTTTAACGAAGGTACACAACCTACTATTTATGTTTTTTATAATGATGTGCCAAATGTTGCTTATGGAGACTCTATTGTTGTAGATGCTATTAAAGATTTAGATGGTAATACATTAAAAGCACAGACATCATATATAGTTGTAAATGTTGAACCTGATAAAACAGGTTTAATTAAATTAGCATTAGAGGAACAATAATGGCTAATCATATTAGACAACAAATAAGAGAACAAGTTGCTACTACGTTAACTGGACTAACAACAACAGGAAGTAATGTTTTTCAATCTCGTGTATATCATTTACAAGATTCAAATCTACCTGCATTACTTATTTATACAGCAACAGAAAGTTCAGAAGCTGTAACTATAGGAACAACAAGAAATATTGAAAGAATATTAGAATTAAATATAGAAGGTTATGCAAAAGCAACAACAAATTCTGATGATACTGTAGATACTATTGCTAAAGAAGTTGAGGTAGCACTTGCTTCTGATGTAACAATTAACGGTTTAGCTAAAGATTGTTTTATAGAATCAACAGAGATATCATATAATGGTGAAGGTGAACAACCATTAGCTGTAATTAAAATGATTTTTGCAGTGCATTACATTACAGCAGAAGGAACACCAGATACTGCAATATAGGAGACATTATGAAATTAATAAGTCCAGACGGTAACGTTACTATAGATGCTCATCCTTCAAAGATTGAGAGTCTAAAAAACCAGGGTTGGAAAGAAGAAGCAGCCCCAAAAGAAATTAAATCTTCTTCTAAAAATGAGTCGAAAGACGAGGTAGAAAATGGCAAATCATAAAGGAAGCGAAGGTACTGTAAAAGTAGGTTCGAATGCTGTAGCTGAAATTAGATCTTATTCTATAGAAGAAACAGCAGATGTGATTGAGGATACTCAGCTAGGTGATACTGCTCGTACTTATAAATCTTCTCTAACTTCTTTTACAGGAAGTATTGAATGTTATTGGGACGAAACAGACACATCAGGCCAAGGTGCTTTATCAATAGGATCTGAAGTTACTTTAAACTTTTACCCTGAAGGAGCTGATTCTGGGGACACATATTATAGCGGTTCAGCTATTGTAACTGGTGTCACAAGAAGTGGTTCACATGATGGAATGGTAGAAGCAAGTATCAGTGTTCAAGGTTCAGGCGCATTAACAGAAACAACTGTCTAATATGTCTAAATTAATTGAAAAAGCAAAAGAACATTTTGAAAATAAAGATATAAAAGTTATTGAAGTACCAGAATGGGGTGATGATACAGGTCCTGCAAAAATATTTGCAAAACCTTTGACTCTTTCTGAAACATCAAAACTTTATAAAATGAGTAAAGATGATAACCTTACCATGATGGCTTATGTGCTTATATATAAAGCACTAGACGAGAATGGTGAGAAACATTTTACTTTAGATGACAAGATGTCACTTTTGCATAACACTGATCAAGAGGTTTTAGTAAGGGTTGCCAGTGAAATTATGGATTCACCATCTGTTGAGGAACAGAAAAAAAACTCATAGAGGATAGTGAGCTCTTTGCTCAATATGCTTTAGCTGATCGACTTGGTAAAACCTTAGAGGAATTACAAGAGATCACTATCCGTGAATTTAATGGTTGGATTGCGTATTTAGAGGTAATTAAAGAAAAACAAAATGGCTAGAAGTGTACTAGATATTGTATTCAAGGGTGTTGATAAAGTATCAGGACCTGCAAGAATAGCACAAAAGGCAGTGACTGGTTTCGCTGGTGGTGCTATGTTTGCTGCAAAAAACGTTACAAGACTAGCTACTGTTTCTACTGCTGCAGTTGGTGCAATTGGTGCATTTGTAAAAATAAATGCTGATGCTGTAGATAGGCTTGGTAAAACATCTGAAAAATTAGGTGTTAATGTTGAGCTTTTACAAAAAATGCGTTTTGCTGCAGAGCAAACTGGTATTGCACAAAATACGTTAGATATGGCACTCCAACGTTTTATAAGACGTGTGGGTGAAGCTCAGAATGGTACAGGTGAAGCTAAAGGTGCGTTAGAAGAATTAGGTATACAACTTAAAAACTCTGATGGATCTTTAAGAAGTACTGAGCAGGTTTTATTTGATGTAGCTGATGGTATACAAAATACTGAAGATGCATCAACAAGATTACGTTTAGCTTTTAAATTCTTCGACTCTGAAGGTGCTGCTTTAGTTAATACATTAAAAGGTGGATCTGACGGATTACAAGACTTCTTTAGCGAAGCGGAGCAAGCAGGTATTATCATTGATGATACTACTGTTACAGCATTTGAAAACTTTTCTGATAGTTCTAGTAAGTTATTTCAACAAATATCAACAGTTACAAAATATATAATTGCTGCCTTTTTACCTGTATTAGAAGCATTAGTAGAAAGATTAAGCAAAGGTATAGAAGCGGCTGCTAAACTTTCAGGTG